AAGACGTGACCGCTGTCTTTTCACCATTATCAGCCCATGCCAAAAATGCGTCCTGATTATCATGTAAAAAGATAATTGCGTTTTTTAATTGCCGCATTTTATCAGACATTTTAGGCTTATCTTTTGCGCCTTTCTGGTCGTATAGGAAAGCGAATTGCCCATCTGCAATAATTGCTTTTGCCGCATCATCATTTTTTAATTCGCCTATTAAAGTTTTAAGACGTGCTGATTCAGCCATGATATCGCGTGCCGCTTTTTTGATTGCGCTTTCACGTCTATTTGCATCATCAACAAAAATTTTCTTTACGATTGATTTAGTCATTTTATGTTACCTCACAAGGTTTGAATTAAGGCGATATTGCCTAGGATTAGATTATCAGTTTATCGGATATTGTCAAATAGATAATTAAAAAAATTGTGACGGGTAGTCACGTTTTTTGCTCAAACTGGCAGAAAACAGCCAAAAATTAGCATAAACTTTTTTTGTTTTAATGGGCAATTTTTAAGACAGCGTGACATTTTGATGGGTATCATAGGTTGTATAGGTTGGCAGATTAGATGCAACCTATAGTGTGTTTCGTTGGCATTATTTTATAGGGGTATAGTCTAAGATTATATGCTTCGCCGTTACTGTTTTGTTCAGTCTTATAAAGTTAGCCTGTACTAACATTAGGGTTAGTCGTTAACTGATAGCATAACAATTGCCTTTTAATAGTAGGTATCCAATAAAAACAATAAGTTATCAGTTAAAATGAGCATATAAAATGCTATTTTCTGGCGGCAATGCTTTATTTTTTGCCAGATTGCCGCAAATACTGTCATATCAAAGGGGTACAGGCAGGAGGCACACACCCCCAGTACGTTACGTATATGTATATATACACAGATTAGGAATATTAAGTGTTAACCACAAGGGTAACTGACAACCTAAATGCCCCTAGTATATAACCACCTACACATAAACTGCACAAAAAATAGGCAGAATGGGGTGGGGTATGGACCAATTTCACTTTTTACGCTCAAGGGGGGTTGACACTCTAAGTAAAATCTGGTATAATTAGTGTATAACTAAAGTACACTACAAGTGTTTCACTATAAGTGTTCTTTCACTAATAATATATTAACACTTAAATGTACACTATAAGTGCTTTTATACTTTCTTTGCTAAGTCACTTTAAGTGTACACTATAAGTGAACCTTATAAGTACTATATACGTGCTTAATGAAAGTTTTCCCTTGACAAAATCTAAAAAATCAGTAAAACTATACACAGATAATGTACTTGATGCTTTCTATGAAGCCATACGTACTAATTCCCTAGACCGTTTGCATATCCCTCACAGTGATGTATTCTATGTGCGTACAGCGGTAGAGGCACACTACGGTAGGTCATTTACTTTGAAGCATGTAGAGGACGCAATGAGGGCTGAAGGTTGGAAAGAGCCTAATGAGGTATAGATGTTTCAAGCAATACTCATAGCCTGTGTAATAGGCAATCCTACTTCTTGCATGAAAGTGCTTGACACCTACGGTCCTTACGAAGGACAGGGCAGGTGCTATACACGTTTAGAAGAGATGCAATATAAGTTAGAGGTTTTGTGGAAAGAACACAATATGCCACTAACAATTAATCAGACAATGTGTATTGTAGTTCAGGGTGAGAGAACATAATGGCTGTTCCAGAGCGTGTAAAGAATAAGATGAAGGAGGAAGGGCTTACTGGTGTCAATAAGCCTAAACGTACTCCTAGCCATCCTAAGAAGTCACATTGCGTGATGGCAAAGGAAGGTGACACATATAAGTTTATACGCTTTGGTCAACAAGGTGTAAAGGGTGCTGGCAAGAGTCCTACCACAGCGAAGGACAAGGCACGTAAGAAGTCGTATTATGCTAGACATAATGCACAGGGCAAACCGACCAGCAAGCTGAGTGCGAAGTACTGGTCACATAAAGTGAAGTGGTAGGAGACTAACCAATGGCTAAACCAACATTAAAAATAAACTTAGCAGAGAAGCGTAAGAATAAAGAGCAGGAAATGTCTAAACCTGCTATACGTGCTGCTATACGTGAGAAGGCAAAAGAAAAGAAAGTATCTGTTCCTAAATCTGCTATGGACAACTTTGTAAATACATATCAGAAAACTAAAGTTGGTCCTATTCAAAGAAAGATTGCATCTTTTCTGTCAGGCATGAATACTAAAGCTGACTACACTAAACCTACCAGCACAACAGCTAAGATGACCACTACAGCCCAAGCTAATCGTGCTAAGTCACAAGGTGGTCGTTCTGCACGTTCAGTAGCACTCTCACAGCGTGAGAAAAGACTACAGGCAGATTCCAAACGCGCAAAGCAAGCCCAAGCAGATAAGATTGCAGCTAAAGATGCAAACATGAATGTTAAGAAGACTACACCTAAAACATGGAAAGATGTAAAGTCTGTGGCTGCTGCACAAAAGGCTGGTCTAAATTACTTTATGGGTCGTGACGGCAAAAAGAAAATTGCTATTACAGGAGAGCAATTAAAGAAAAAAGGCATGGGCCTTACAGAATATGCGAACTTATTACGTAAAAAAGGTAAGAAATAATGGCTGAAGGCAAAACACAAATGTCTGCTGGTGACAGAGTTAAACTGTTTGAAGCAGTACGTACTGCACGTAGCACTACAGCTTCTCGTGACCAGATTAAGTCTGCAGGACAAGTGCAAAAGCAGCTAAAAGAAAAGTACCCAGACATCTACGGTGCAGCTAGACGTGAAGCATTTAACATGGTAGAGTCTGGTGCTAATAACATGAGCAAAGGTGGCAAGCCTACAAAGAAAGTACCAGCTATTGCTATCTCTGTAGGCATGGCAGAAGTACCAAAGAATGGTAAAAATAAAGCTGCTATGATGCGTGGTGGAATGGCTAATGGTAAGCAGCACATGTACTCTGCTGGTGGTAGTGTCACAGACAACCCCGGCCTACGTGCATTGAAAAAAGCTAGTCCTGAAGCGTACAATAAAATTACAGGTAAGTAATGACTGTTACAGGTAGAAACAAACCGAAGCGTAATTATAAAAGTGAGTACGCAAACTACCACGCTAAACCTGCGCAGAAGAAGAACAGGGCTGGTAGAAATGCTGCTCGTGCCGCAGTTAAAAAGACGGGTACAAATGTAGCAGGTAAAGATGTAGCACATAAGAATGGCAACCCTCGTGACAACAGACGAGGCAATCTTACTACGCAACGTCCTAGTCAGAACCGTTCCTTTGCACGTACACGTACTGCAGGTAAAAGAAACAGAACTGCATAATGCACCCTATTGAAGCTGACATTCGCAAATGGTCTAACGACTTTCTTGAGATACCTAATAAGAAGTTAAACGGTCTGCCGCCATGCCCATATGCAAAGCAAGCATGGCTAGACAAGAAAGTAACCTTTAGCATTAACACTGGTCTAGCTGGGCTGGTCAAGGCAGTTGAAGACTTTGACCTACACACATTTGACATAGTGGTATGGGCTACAGAACTACTGCCAGACATGGAATACCTAGATGGGTTCTGTGATGGCATAAACGAAGCACTGGCAGTAGCCAATAAAGATATGCACCTGATGGTGTTTCATCCAGACTACGATGCAGAAGAGGCAGGTCTGGACTTTTTAGTAGATGATGTAACGGATGAAAACTTAGAGTACTGCATGGTATTTGTGCAGAGGCTATCTACATTAGACGATGCATCATTAAGTTTAGAAAAGTCGGGATACTACCAGCACTTTCCTGATGACGTATATGAATCACTTGTGCTGGACAGACGGAGACTTCGCAATGGCTGATGTTACAGGGCCAAAATCAAGACCAAAAGATAAGAAGGCTGCACAGGCAAAAGCTGACTTTAACAAAGCTGTTCGTGTAGTTTCTAAATCGTTGGGATTACCTGCTGCAGCATTTAAGGGAAAAGATGCGCTTGCTTCAGCAGTACAATCCTTGTTGAATGAACGTGACAAAATGAATAAAGGTGGTATGATGGCAGGTAAAGCAAAAGCAGCAAAGAAAATGATGCGTGGCGGTGTTGCCAAAAAGAAAATGCGTGGCGGTGGCATGGCTAAGATGGCGCAGAAGAAAATGATGCGTGGCGGCATGGTCAAGAAAAAGATGATGCGTGGTGGCGCAGTTAAAAAGAAGTAATGAAACGTACTGCAATCAAATACTTTGGATGGGGCTTACTCTACGTATGTAGGTTCTTTAGTGGTATAGCCAATTGGTTTTGGAAGAAGCATAAGCACGTGCTGGATTGGAATGATAGGTAATGGTACAACCAATCGCATTTGATACCGCAACGGAAAGCGTGACCGTTACTGCTACTGCTGGTGGTGCTAGTTCTAATGTTGTATATACTGTATCAAACTTTCACGATGCTACGGTGGAGTTCCTGCATATCAGTAATGGTGCAGCTTCTACAGATAACGTAAGCATACAGTGGTATCACAAAGAAGACAACACATATTACACCATCCTAAATAATAAATCTATAGGTGGTAATGACGTATATAACATGATTACGTCAGACAGACTACACTTACATGCTGGCGATAAGATTACGGCATTTAATGGTGGTGGTAGTAATTTGGGTGTAACCGTTTCTGTAAAAGAATACTACAACCCTACCCGTGGATAATAGACATGGCACGTAAAGCACCAAAGAAAACTAAAAGCAGAGTAAACGAGTCAGGTAATTATACTAAGCCTGAATTACGTAAGCGTTTGTTCAATAGAATTAAAGCTGGCAGCAAGGGCGGTAAGCCGGGTCAATGGTCGGCAAGAAAAGCCCAAATGCTTGCGCTTGCTTATAAAAAAGCTGGCGGTGGGTACAAGACCCGAAAGGCATAAACTATAGATGCCTACAAAGTTAAGTGAGAACACTGAGGTAGCATTACCTCTACGTAACATTATCAGCATGGTTGCTGCTGCATCACTGGCAACGTGGGCTTACTTTGGCTTGATTGAGAGGCTGAACACGCTAGAAACAAATCAGACTATGATGAAGTCTGACTTGGAGCAGAACACAGAGTTTCGTATTAAGTGGCCTCGTGGCGAAATGGGCAGTTTACCTGCTGACAGCGAACAGTTCATGTTGATTGAACACCTTGCCGACCAGCTAGATGAACTAGCATCTCAGATTGATGAGGGTCGTGCGCCACATGACCAACAACAGAAACTAACATTGGAATTTTATGAAAAACGTATTAGTGCAATAGAAGCTAGACTAGAGATAATGAGAAACGGAAAAGATGGTGACTGAGACAATTACACTAATACTATATCTTTCCGGTAGTGTAGCGGAGCATACTGCTTTTGAAAAGCTGTCCAAGTGTTTAAAAGCTAAACGCACCATAGAAAGAAACTTGTACAAAGATACAGGTACTGTGCGGTACTCTTGTGAGTCAAAAACAGTTGAAATTAGTAAAGGGCCAGATGGTAAAAATTATATCGTAAAAATAGTGGAGTAAGCAATGGTAGACCCCATCACAGCCATTGCCTCTGCAAAGATGGCCTATGAAGCCATTAAAAAAGGTTTGCAGATAGGCAAAGACATAGAATCAATGGCTGGCGATTTGGGCCGTTGGATGAACTCAATCCACGATGTCAAGAAAAGCCACGAGAAAGCTAAAGGTCGTAGGTTTGGAAGTGTAGAAGAAGAAGCACTTGAAACATTTGCAGCTAAAAAGAAAGCAGAGCAAATGGAAGAAGAGTTGCGCAATTTTGTAAACATGACGTATGGACCAAGTGCATGGTCACAGATAATAAGAATACAAGGTCAGTTACGTAAACAGAGGCTAGAAGAGGAACGACTACGCAAGCAACAGATGGAAGAAATAATTGTATGGGGTATGATTATATCTTGTATTGTTTTATTTTCTGGTTTGATACTATGGGTAGCCGTTACAGCTTTTTAACTTGACAAATCAATATAAAGATGGTATAACTTAAACATGACATTAAAAGGACCACAGAAAAGTCTCAAGGCTTGGACCAAACAAAAGTGGGGTACTAAGAGTGGGAAGCCGTCTGGAAAAACTGGAGAACGGTACTTACCTGCTGCGGCTATCAAAGCGTTGTCACCGCAGGAGTATGCGTCCACCTCCCGTGCTAAACGAAAAGGAACTGCTGCTGGTAAGCAATTCGTCAGACAGCCTAAAGCGATACAAAAGAAAACCGCTAAATTCAGAAGAGGTGTGTAATGCTAACCGCACTGATAGGTCCAATAAGTAATATTGCCTCTACATGGTTAGAGGGTAAGGTAGAAGAGAAGAAAGCCCAATCAGCAAGTAAAGTTGCTAAAGCACAAGCTGAAGCTGTAGTGATGCAGAAGAAAGCTACAGGTGAAATTGACTGGGATTTGGAAATGGCTAGAGGTAGTCAGTCTTCGTGGAAAGACGAATGGCTTACTATATTATTTAGCATACCCCTTATACTAGCTTTTATACCCGGAATGGAAGAGGTGGTTGCAAATGGTTTCGCACAACTCAACTCAATGCCTGAATGGTATCAGTACTCACTTGGAGTTATCGTTGCTGCTTCTTTCGGAGTACGTTCGGCTACAAAATTCTTTGGTAAAAAATAATGATTGATTGGTGGAAACGATGGCTGCAATTTAATGTTACAGCCAAGCTGACTATGATTGCTTCTGTTGCAATGTCATGGCGTTGTGCTGAGTGGTTTATGAACCTAGAAGACCCCACAACACAGCAGTCTGCATTTGTTTCTGTTATCATGGGTGTTATGACAGGTGTATATGGCATCTATCTAGGCAGAGAATCAAAAGGCAAATAGATGAAATACATTCGTACACATTTAATCAAACAGCTTGTTAAGAGTGAAGGTCTGCGCCTAGAAGTTTATCAGGATACACTAGGCATTGACACAATTGGAGTTGGTAGAAATCTTGAAGACCGTGGTATTACACAAGAAGAATTAGATACTATGGACATACCGAACATAGAAACAGTGTATGAGTATGGTATTACCGAAGTTGACGCTGCTTTTCTATTAGAGAATGACGTACAGATAGTTGAGGAAGAACTGTTACGTGCGCACCCTTGCGTAGACAGCTTAGACTCTGTACGTCAACTTGTACTTGTAGACATGGCTTTTAATATGGGTGTGCCACGTCTATGTAAGTTTAAAAAGATGTGGGCTGCAGTACACGAAGAAGATTTTCGCACTGCCGCAAAAGAAATGCTTGACAGCAGGTGGGCAATTCAGGTAAAATCACGTAGTCATAAGCTGGCACATGC